CCTGGATGAAGCGCGCCCCGTTGTCGGCGCCGGCCACTCCATGCGGAGCATCCACCGTAATCGTGGTGCCGGTACCCGGATCTCCGTTGACTAGGCACAACACGCCCTTGCCAAATCCCCAAATGGCCCGGCCTCGCATGTTCGCCATGTCCTCAACGAGACCGTCGATTTCTGACCCGAGCGCCCGAGCGAACGCACCTTTCGACTTCAACGATTGCTGCATGACCTGGGCGGTCAAGCGAATCGTGCCGTGCGCGTATTTGCAGGGGATCACCCAGTCCTTGTAGGACTGCTTGCCAGGGGTGTGGTACTTGTAGCCTTCCGTGGTCGCCGCGGCGGAGAAGTTCCGCTTCAGACGCGCCGGGAACTGAATCTCGCGTCCGGTCCAGGACTCACTGTCCTGCTTGATCTCATTGAGCAAGGGCTGTTCATCGTTCAACGTGTCGATGATCCCCTTTTCGTAGACCACCTTCAGGACTTCGTTGAACGCACTGACTGACTGAGAATCGAGTGCTGGCATGGTTACCTTTCTCGCTCAAACGCCGCCGCGAACACGCTCTGTGCGCGGTCGTGGAGCTTGCGACCCGTGACCCGTTCCGCAGCCGGCGCCGGCGGAGGCGTGCCCCCAGGTCCCGGCACCCGCGGTGCGGTGCGGAGTCGTTCGGCTTCGCGTTGGGTTTGGAATGGATTCGTTTTCGGCGCAGCCGGCTTGAAGATCGCCTTGGCCCGAGCAATCACGGCCGCATAGGTCCGTCGATCGCCGCGCATGATCGCCACAGTCTCTTGTGGCGACATTTCCGCCGCGACCACCTTCTCCCAAGCCAGCTTGGAAATCGGGATCTCTTTCGGGTTGTAGGCATCCCGCGCCTGCTTTTCGAGGTCGGTAAAGTAGTTGTCAGTTGCGACCGATGCCGCGACTTCCGCCCGCTCCAACCGCGCCTCCAGCTCAGGATCAACTCCCGGCTTGCTCTGGATGAGATTCCGAATTTCTTCGATGTTCTGTTCGAGACGGCTCAGCCCAAGGAATTCCTTCCACTGCTTACGGTCTTTCGCGAGCGGATCTGATTCCTCACGCTCACCCTTCTGCGATCGCGTCTCGCGATCCCTCAGAATGGCGAGTTCCTGCTTGAGCTGTTCGTTTTCTTGCCGACTAGACTGATACTTCTTCCGTAGGCCGACGTGTTCGTTGAGTGGCACCATGCGCACGCGCGCTTGCGGTTGCCCCTCGCCTTCCTCGTGCTCACCGGAAATCGGGTTGCCGTCAGCGTCAAGCTGTGGCTGCCCTTCTCCGACTGACGGGTCCTGTTCGCCTCCTACGTGTTCTTGTCCTTCACCTTCTGGCATCGCGCCCTCCCTCGCCGGATACAGCCGGCGTCTGTCCTGAGGCCGCGCAAAAAAAAGAGGACAGAGCTTCGGATCTCCCGAAACCCTGTCCTCATCGGTCCTTGCGCGGACCCCTGGACTTTTGCGCGGCTATGTCCGCCGGAAACGGCCGGCGTGCCGAATCTTATCTATGCCCGTAATGCCCACGCCACGGAGCAAACGACGTATTTGACTGCGAGGCGTTGGCATTAAAACTGTTCTGGCTCCCAGACTTCGCGGCTCCTGCTCCAATCTCATGACCAGCGTAGGCAATCGCTCCTGCCGTTAACGCAGGGCCAAGGAGACTCGGAATCAGTCCGGTGGAGTAGGAATACGTGACATTATTGGTGATACAGTTCCCCGCCTCATCCACTTCCATGAGGTAGTGACAATGGTTCACTCCTGTCACTGTGGTCGCAAGCAAACTGGGCATATGCGCGCTCTCGTACTTGATGTTCCCGACGCGATACATGTTCTGACTATTGCAGCCAGCCAATGCGATCACGCACATCATCAACACACAAAATTTCAATGCTTTCATCGTTACCTCCCGGTTACTGGCATGTTCATTGTGGGATCACTGCCCAGTTGTGAGCGGATCGCGTCCATGGCCTGAATCAATCGTCGCCTCAATGGGCTGCCTCGACGTGCCCGAGGCGCCATGTACGGCCGTGAATCGTATGGACTGCCTTGCTCCAAGATCTCCATCCGTTGGCGTATAGGGGACTCTCCGACAGGCTCAAAGTGCTGAGGATCTCGCATGTAGACATACTGCGGCGCCTCGTCATCGTCCCCCTGGATCTGATAAAAATTCACGCCCCCACCATCTCAGGCCGCTGAATATGTCCGCCCTTCGGACTCGCTGACTCGAAATTCGGCGCCGGTTGTCCTGGATTATCCGCTGGACTGGATTGAGGCGGTCCGCCTTCACCGGGCGAAGGGGGACCGCCGGGAGGCGGCATACCACCAGGTGCACCGGCCGCCATGCCCTGTTGGCCCATCGCCTCCTGCATGACCCGCATGGCCGTTTCTTCAATGTGCTTCATGAACACGGCTTGCCATTCGGCTGGCAGGCGCATAAAAGCATCGGTCTTGGCAAACTTCTTGTGCGACCAAAGGTGAATCAGATTGTTGTCAACCTGTGGGCGGAAACGGATCGCCGACGTGACCAGGGATTGCACCTGTTGAGACACGTCCTGCCCTGCCATTGGATCAAATTGGGATTGCTGCTCCGCCTGCTGAATCATCTGCGGGAGGTTGTAGGTCTTGGTGATGTCAAGAAAACCCTGCTCTTCCTTGGCCGCATCCTTCATGTCGTAGTCGGATTGGTTGTCGTACTTGGACATGCCGAGCGAGCGGAGAATCTGAGCCTTGTTCGCCGGATCCTGAATATCAACCAGGCCCTTGGCGATGAGGTTATCGAGCAGGGCCTGTTCTGTCAGGGCTGATTGTGGCTTGGCAGATCCCGCCTCACATTGCATCGTCAATCGGCTGATCGGCTCCGACTTGAACCTACCAGCTTCCCATTCCCCATGCGGCCCGAGGACTTCTATCAACTGGTCGGTCGGCATGTAGGTTCGCATGAGCGCCGTGGTCTGCACACCCCACGTCACCATGCCGTTTTCCCATCGTTGGAAAAGCGGTCCCCATCGAGACTGCCCGCGTTCGATCAAGAGCTGGAGAGCGTATCCGGCTGTCACGCCTGGAGGATTATTCCCCTTGAGGAGGTCGTAGACACTGACAATCTCCTCCATGTCGGAGTCAATCTTATCCACGAACTGTGGGAGAGACGATGGTATATTCTCGCCAGCAAGCCGTCGTGGATCGCCACTCTGCGTCGGTCCGACCTGGATGGATTTCAATACGGCGCCGGGTTGCCCGGAGAACCCTTCCACGTCCGTCCCGAATGGCACGATCCAGACAGGATTCGCCGAGCGCATGGCGATCAACTGCATGAGGGACTCAAACTCGTTTCGCTGCTTCTGCTTTGGCGCGAGGTCGTTCGCCGGGGTACGGCCGATGCCTGAGCCCGGAATGGGGTCCATGATGAACTGTGTCACGGGCAGGAACTTATTGCCGTTGTGGTCCGTGCAGTCGAGTGTGGTCCGCTCCAGGAGTTTGTCGCCACCAAGGATCGCGTAACAGCCGTCGGGATACTCGTCGTCAGGAAGGCGGACGTACCAATATTCAGTTGCTTGCGGTCTGGTAGCTCCCAATCCATACGTTGAGGATGGCCCCGCCCCAGACCCCATGTAGGCCAGCGCATTGGCATAGAATTCTGCCTGCGTCGATGATCGACCAGGAGACACCTGTTTTCCGCGAGACCCGTACCGCTTGAAGTACGGCAACGGCCGTTGCTTGATGATGAGGCACTCCCGCTGATTCATCCATTGCGGGATGGTCCAATCAGAATAGGTTTCGAACGGACTACACACTTCGGTGCGACATTGCCCAGCCTGAAACTCTTCTTCCTTCACCATCCCATCGTCCCCAACCTCATAGCCGAGATCGTATCCCCCGCAATTCTCGCAGCCATTTTCAAACGACGAGGGTAGGCCCATTGTGTCGCAGGTTTTGCATCGCTGGTAGGGAATCGTGAGCGTGCCGCCACCGGCCGCGTCGTAGTAGTTCACGAGGTAGGCATTGCCCGTGTAGACGATCCAGTTCGCGAGGATCTGACGCCACTCCCGGAAGTACGTCATCTCCTTGGCACGATCGAGCAGTTGCGTGCCCGTGTCTGCTTTGGTTTTCTCCGGCTCATCGTTGGGATCCATGGCACGCCACTGCAAGGCTGGTTCGACGCGCAGAATTAAGGCCACCAAGGCATCGAGTAGGGACGCAAATTTGTTGGTCACTGGCGTTGGCACCCACGACTTGAGCTTTTTTTGCCTGAAGTGCCGGCCAGTTCCATCCCACACAATCCATTGATGTCCTTGCCGATACAGCAGGTTGCGAAACCAATCCCGTTCGTGCCCGTAGCGTAGCGCGTGATAGTCCTTCTCTGCCTGCTGGATGTGTTGGATGAGTTGCGCGTCGGTTGGCATAGGGCATAAAAAAGGGCCGCCCCCGAGATTTCTCTCAAGAGCGGCCCTCATGAAACCTACTGGCTTTCTGGGCTACCGAATGACTTCCGATGCAAGCAACGTTTCTATGACACCGTTGCGCACCCGGAACCAATGCTTATTTTTGCAACGCACTTCAAGATATCCCAAAATGCCTTTGTAATTCAAACACCACCGCCCGCACACGGGACAATGTAACTCGACCGGCACCTTATCGTCGTTCATCTGAGAGATTGTCGGCCTCCTGGATAAGTCCGTCGTCCTTGTCATTTTCATCCTTGAAGATGCTGAAGAGAGAAGCGGTCGCCTTGTCTGAATCGACCATTGACATCTTGGCTTGCGGGGTGATTGCATCCATCCCCTTGTTGTTGAGGAGGCGATCAACGGCCGATTCTTCGCGCTCGCGTGAATGGGCAAGTTGACTCTTAAGCAAGATGATCTGCTCTTCCAATAATTGAATGTGCCGGTCCTTCTCCGGACAGGCTTTGCACGAGAAGAACATCACCGATCCTCCCTCCAGTCCTCGCACCAGGAGGGGCATTTCCTTGTAGGGTGATTGCCTCCGCAGTCCGCACACACCGGCAGATCCTCTTCGTCCAAGTCTTTATCTGGCACGCTCATCAGTTTCGGATCACAATGCCCGATACAATTCATCCCACTATCCTCCTTGGGCTTTCTTCGCCCTCTTCGTAATCCATGCCGAGAAAATTCACCTTGAACGGCAAATCAGGATCGTCTCCAACCATCGTCAACGTGCGGCCTTGACAGCGCCAGAAGATACGATCGAATCGCGGATCTTTCGTCACGATCGTCACTTCACGCGGTATCGGCTCTTCCACCGTAACCCTCGACACCGGCCGGCCCAATCGATCCCACAGGTAGGCGTTCATGAGAAGAACTCCCCGACACCATCGTTGTCGAATTCTTCGACCTTTTTCTTGATTTCTTCGTTGGTCATCCAGAGCGTCGATTTCTCCAGCGCGTTTGCCGCATTCCCATCGATCTTGAAGCAGTGAATATAGATGTACCGGAGCGCGTCAAATACGTGATCGTACCAGCCATCTTTCAAGGCTGAGTTTTTCAGTCGTCCTTCCGTGTCACGGCCACTTTTCCCCGTATCCAACTTGTAGCCGCCGGCAAACCCATCGATCAAATCCTCGTTCTCCAGCGGATCGATCAGGATTCCCGGCTCGCCGTCCTCGCGCACAATCAACGACTTCTCCATCATCTTCCAGCCCTCTTCGTTCGAGGACCAGCGATAGTGGAGGTTAATCTTGAACTCGACGAGGAGAATCTGAGTCGTCGCGCCCTTGTCCGTTTCTTGCGCGCCGGCCGGATCGCCACAGTCGATAAATGACGCGCCAGGCCATCGCATTTGCGATTCTGACAACACGTAAGGGGCGAACGCGAAGATATCCTTCTGCGTTTCGATCACCGATCGCAGGATATGAAGCTGCCCATTCGCTTTCTTCTGAGCCCACACGCAGGACGGGTGTCCACGGCCGAAATCCCACCCGCGAATAATCGGCAACGTGGGGTCATAGGAGAGCGTCTTGACGTGGAGGCCGCGATTGAAGCGGGTAAAGAATGGATCGCCTTCGGAAATCGTGAAGTCGATTTCCATCTCGCGTTGCCAGTCGCGCGTTGAAGCATCTTCCTTCTTCTTCGCAATCCACTTGTCCCCGACTTCTGTTCCCGGCCGCTTCGTCGGATCGGCCGAGTAATGCACCGCGAGCACGCGCCAGTTTTTGGGTGTAAACCAGGTCCAGACCCCATACGTCGGATTGTCGGCCGACGATGGGATCTTGACGCCGTTCAGAACGTGAGCCGGAATGCCGGCCGGCTTCGTCGTCCCGAGCACCTCGCCCATGTCGGAAAGGTCGGCCTTCTCGTTCGTCCGCCGCGCTTTCTCGCAGGGCTTACAATAGGAATACAGACCGTCTTTTGAGGCGGAATTCTGTTTGAAATCGACGGCTGGCAACTTACGTTGACAAGCCGAACAGATCTTCCACTGGCTTGGTGTGGCGACTGTCATCATGAATGAGCCATTCGTTGGGAATGAGGCACGGAGTCTCGGTCTTGGGATGTCTCGGCACGTAGAACCGTCCGCCGACGAGCTGGGCGTCAGCCGACAACTTTCCGAAGATTGGAGAGAGCCAGGTGATGATCATGCCTCAACAGCAAGACGCTTCTTCTCTCGACACTTCCGCACTCGCTCCCGCACACAAGCTTTCGCATCGCTGGGCGACGTTAATGGTCTGGACAAGACGGTCGGTTGATCTACGATGTCTCGGTATGGGCTGTAGGGGGACCGTTCAGCCGGAACAAAATCAGTCCGATACCCACAGTTGAGACACCGCTCTTCCTCGTACTCGTTCACGATCAAGCCTTGGCAGCGTGGACAGTTCATAACGTTCCCCTAGAAATGAGATGATCCAGCTTCCTCAATGCGCGATACTGTATTTGCCTGATCCTCTCTGGTTGTACTTCGAAATAGGTTGCCATCACCAGTTCCCCTCCATGAGTCCCTGTTGAATGCCTCCGGCATTCGCGCTTGAGATGTAAATCATCTGTCCGGTATCTCCGATCGCTGGGGCTGCTGCCCGGAGACTCGCCTTCGCGTCTGGTTGAAAATTCGCCTCGTCCGCAACGAATCGTGTGATGGTGTGCATACGCACCACTTCTGCCCCACTCGGGACGCCCCACACCTTTGAGGATTGGGTGGGAAGTTCGAGCTTCATCTTGTTTTCCTTTTGCGGAGGCAGTTTCGGTCGAATCTTTCTGATCCACTCCGGCAGATGGTTGTAGAGGAAGAATACGCGCTCCATGAACGCGGCCGCGTCATCTTCGCGTTTAGTCTGATAGATCGATTGCTCATTCTTGGTGATCAATGCTGAGGCCACACAGAACGCCGCGACCAACCAGGTAATCATGACCTGCCGACTCTTCGGTATGATCAACCGATCGTGAACGACGTAACAGTAGGGATATTGCGGCAGCGGAAAGTTGCCGTCGTGTCGATGCTCGTCCCGAGTCACAAACCATCCGGTTTCCAGAATCATCTTCGGAATATCCTCGCCCCACTTGGCGAGCGTCTGTTCCGCCACGCTCAAGGACAAGTATTAGCCACGTGGACCTACTCCTCTGGAGTGATATACTTCGTGAATGAAGGCAATAGGCGTCGTTTCTCAATCGTCAACCCGCGTACACCATAGATGCGAGGAATATCATTGAATGGCTGTAGGCAATCCTCGACACCAATGACAATGAGTTGTGTGTTCCTCTCATGCCACACAATTGAGAATAATGACGGGACCATTACCAAGTTATCTCCTGTAAAGTAATCCACACTGCGGGAATTTCTTCGTCAGGCCCGTACGAGAAATGATTCTGAGGAAGTCCCCAAAATCCATACGATTCCACTGGACACGCCCGTTCCAGCGCCATTTCCTGGATCCGCTCGATCTGATCACGGGTCAAGCAGGGGTCGGTCGTGATTTCTCCGGCCAGATCAGGCAACGGCGCGCGTTCATAGTCGGGCGGATGGGAAGCGAGCA